AATTTCACCGCACAGTCCGTGCACACCGGTCTTCCGTAACGCTTAATCGTGTTGTTCACTATGAACTCCGCCGTATAAGTGACGCCCTTAATCTCCGTGTCCTCAATCAGCCGGTCACATTCCGTGCAGGTTACAGCCTGACTCGGCGGATTGGAAAACGCATCTTTCTTGGGCTCCGGCTTCGGTTCCGGCTTCTTTGCAACTGCCTTCTGTCCGTTCTTGTGGAACTCGAAAGCAACCTTGCCGTTTGCCGTAATCACAAGGTCTTTTATCCGTTCCTGTTCGTCGTAGGAAATTTCCTTCACGTCGAACGTGTCGAAGCAAGCGGGCTTGCCTCGTGTGTCCTTAATCTTTATGGGAGCCTTATCTGCCCATATCGTAATCTGCGGAGAACTATATAATTCTCTGCCTATGCCGTGCTTGAATCCCGCCCGCTTAAAGGCGTCGCTCGCCCTTCCTTTCTCGGCTTCAGCGTTGCTCTCCGTGCCAGCGTCCCACTTCCACACAAAGTGTCCGTCGCCGTGGTAGTCCACGCCAATTCCGCCGTAGAGGACATCGTCCACCAACTTAAAGTCGTTCTCCCACCGTCCGGCTCCCACCGTTTCGTCCAGTAGGTCTGCGTCCGTCCGTGCCGTCTTGTACAACAGCAACTGTACGAACGTTTCCTTCACCTGTGAGACTCGGCACTCAATCTCGTCCGCTCTCAGTAGCCTAAACTGTTTGCTCATCCTTATCCTCCTTACTCCAACTTCATGTTTACTCTCTGCTCAACGTGGGCAAACGGAACCTCACCGTTGAACTGAATGTACCTCTTCACCTCATCCAGGTTTGGCTTCACAGTCCGTGTCACCAGGTTCGGATGGTCGTTTGAAAATCGAACCAGCTCGTCCAGGTCGTCCACGACCGTTCCCTCGCTCTTCCGATAAGAGACGGACAGTCGTGCACTGTTCCATTTCTCTCCGTGCAACATGTCCATCAGATAGGTCTGAAGTCTGTCCGCTTTCTTGTTTGCCCTTTTGGCACGCTCCGTTAACTTCTTTGCCTCTTCCGTAACAGCGTTTGCCTCGGCACGCAGGTTCTTAATCCAACAACCGATGTTGTCTATCTTCTTTCCACGCTCCATCTCTAACCGTATGAACTCGTCGTAGTCCTTGACTTCACCAGTCTCCGGGTCAATCAAGTCGAGCATCGCGCTGTCAATCTCGTACAGAGTCATCCTCTTCCCCCCTCATCACCGTCACATCCAACTTGCACTTGTCCATCGCCTCGTCCAAGTCTTCGGGCGTGCGAATTCCCTGTGCATTGAGGAACTCCACCATTAGCTCGTAGTCCACTCTATGTCATCCTTTCTGTCTCTCGTCCTTACCGTTCGGAAACGGCAGGGCACACTTTTCCTCGTTGTCCCTATTATACTCCGCAACCGTACTTGCTGTCAAGCAAAAATATTTATTTTTACAGTAAAATTTTTATCCGTGCACCATTTTACAACTTACAAACAACTAAAATTTTCCGGCAAACCCTATTGACACTCATATCCATATATGGTGAAATAGGAGTAACCGAAAGGAAAGGATTGGTAATATGGACATCAACTACGACATCTTCCGAGAGAGACTACGAAACCTCCGAGACGGAAAGGGGCTGAACTCACAGGCGTTGGCAGACTACACCGGTTTATCCGCAGCTGCGGTATCCCGCTACATAAACGGCTCTCGCCATCCAGACCTCGCGTCCCTCATCACGCTTGCGGACTTCTTTGACGTCCGTGTTGAGTGGCTCGTTGGGATGGACACAAGAGACCGTTACGACGACGAAGACCCCAAATTAAAGGATTTAACAGACCTCTACAGCGTGGCAAGCGACGACGACAAGGCTATCGTGGACATGATTCTGTCCAAGTACCGCAAGTGAAAGCAGCTCTCTACACCCGCGTCTCGACGCATTGGCAGATTGATAAAGACAGCCTGCGTGTGCAGCGCCAGGAGTTGCTGCAATACGCTGCACTCATGCTTGGAACCACGGACTGCGTTGTGTTTGAGGACGCTGGTTTCTCTGCGAAGAACACGGACAGACCCAAGTACCGTGAGATGATGGCTCGCATCCGCAAAGGAGAGTTTACCCATCTCCTTGTGTGGAAGATAGACCGTATATCCCGCAACCTTCTCGACTTCACCAATATGTATTCCGAGTTAAAGGCGTTGGGCGTTACGTTCGTCTCGAAGAACGAGGCGTTTGACACGTCGTCCGCCATCGGAGAAGCAATGTTGAAAATCATACTTGTGTTCGCCGAGCTGGAGCGAAGCATGACGTCCGAGAGAGTTACAGCAGTCATGCTGTCAAGAGCCCAAAGCGGACTGTGGAATGGCGGACGCATTCCCTACGGTTATTCCTACGACAAGGCAACCAAGGAGTTCTCTTTGAACCGTGAGGAAGCGTTAGTTGTTAAAAAGTTATTTAGGGTGTACGAGTCCACGAAATCCATCCTCGCCACCACAAAGAACCTCAACGAGTCCGGTATCCGTACCCGTGCAGGAACCAGTTGGAACACCGTTGGCGTACACAAAATACTGAAGAACCCATTCTACGTTGGCAGTTACAGATACAACGTTCATGATTCCGCCAACCAGGCCATTCGTCCGGAACAGGAGTGGACGCTGATTGAAAATCACCACGTCCCACTCATCGAGCGTGACCAGTTCGACAGGGTTCAGAGCATCCTGGTCCGGAACCGCAAGTTGGACACGCAGTATGTTAACTACCACACGGACAAGACTTATTTGTTTAGCGGACTCGCATTCTGTGGCTACTGCGGAAGCAAGATGACTCCCACCACATCCAAGCCTCGCAAAAACGGGCACACATCCGTCGTTTATGGTTGTACGAAGAGAAGACGGCAGACTTCCTTTTGCACCAACAAGTATGTTACCGAGAGTTCCATTGCGGATTTCGTATTCACCATCGCACACAACCTGTTGTCCTTGTCCGCCGAGTTCTCACCGTCAGATTCCTTGTTCCGCATAAACGAACGTCTGTCAAGAGGTTTAACAGTTAATATTTCAGAAAAATCTCTTGACACCGTGAGGAAACTGTTGTGTGATAGGAGCGTTCCCGTCTACTTTTCCCCAACCTTCACGGAGAACGACAAGGACAATGCAGAGATTGCTCGTACAGAAAGGCGAAGAGCCGAAGACGCCATCCGTCGCCTCAACGCCCTCTACGTAAACGGGGACATCGCAGCCGATGAGCACGCTGCGCTGCTTGCTGCTTATCGCGAGCAGATTGATAATCTGACTGCGGAGCCGGACGTACAGCCGGAATTTTCCGAGAAGGCATCTTACTATCTGTTCGCACAGTTTATGATAGAAGAGCCGTTTTCCCCACGCAAAATATCCGACTACACGCTTCGGACGACACAAGAGCAGTTTATCCGTTCAGTAATAAAGCGTATAACAATCAAAGACGGTCAGATAACGAGCATAGAGTTCACGAGTGGCTTGTCCCTTGAGTTCACGTAAGACGTTGCATTTTCCCCTTTACACCGCTAAAGTTCTGTGTTAACATATCCGTTGAGGTGAGCGAGATGGGCGTAACCACCACATCCCCAACCACCCGCAAAGCTTACGAGCCAATAACACTGTGGGTGAGCCGAGAAGATATGCACGCCATTCATCAGAGATGCGACGCTGTTGGCGAGTCCGTCAACGCCTTCGTCCGACGTGCATTATACGAGGCGATTGAAAAACATAACGTAAAGTAAAACGGGGGCGTAGTGCCCCCGTCTGCTTTTATCCGTATGTATAGGGTGTATTAAGGTCGCCCTTTAACTGCACATCCGTCGCCAAGCCTTGTATGCTGACTTCTCGTTTTTATGCTTGGACTCCCTCGTCTTCTTGCCCATTTGGCTTACAATGAGCCGTGCGGAGCCGTCCCAATGGACGACTATTCGTGCGGTCGTTCCGTCGAGGTCTTTGTAGAATTTAGTCATACGCTTCCTCCTTCCACATATCCTCGTCTTCCTCTTCCTCGTAGTCTTCCTCTTCCCACTCGTCCTCGTCGAGTTCCACAAACTCGAACGGCCCCTCGCACTCGTAAATCGTGCCTCTGCGAGGTTTCTTGTCGAGCACAGCAAGCAGTTCTTCGTCGAGGAGAAGGTCGGCTACGCTCTTAAGAATCTGCTCATAATCGCCGTATGTTTTGGCGAGCTGAATCTTGTGCAGTTCCACGGTTCCCGTGTACACCGCAAGCCAATTGGCGTAAGAGGAAAGGTCGTTGCACCATCCCTTGAGCGTGTAGCGGTTGTCGTACACGTCGCCGTCGTTGTACCACTTGTACACGAGTTTGTTAACCGCCGTCACAATCTGCGACGCAAAGGAGTTTCCCTCGCCACTCCAAGGCATATAGCGGTTCGTCACATCCTCAAATCTGTTGTAGTAGCTCCAACTTACGCTATTTTCGTACGTAATGTATCCCATCTTTAAATCCTCCTTATGCATATCTCTTAATTAGGTTTCCGCAGTTCTTCAGTTCGTAGGCGAGGTCTTCCGCCGTGTACCTTCCCCACAGCTCGCCCTTCGCCGTGAAGAGGTTGTACAGTTTCTTGCCGTCAATCTTCACACGCTTAATGCGAACGTTGTAGGCTTGCTCCCAAGTCTTAACTTTCATCGTGTACCTCCGTCCATATCGGTTGCTTACACTATGTATAATACACCCTTTGTTAGTGTATGTCAAGTGCCAATTTTAACTTTTTTATATATTTTTTAAACTTTTTGGGAGGGAAAACAATGGCAGTATCCGAAGCACAGAAGGCGTCAGCAAAGCGTCACTTTGAAAAACTTGACACCATAACCTTGCGTCCCTACATTGGAACGAAGGAGCGGTGGAAGAAGGTTGCCGAGAAGCAAGGTCAATCTCTAACGCAGTTCATCATAGACGCAGTCGAGGTCTACATCATGCACCTCGAAGAGGATTGATAATCTGCGACGCCATACGCAGACAAAAAGAAGGGGCTGGGAGTTCATCCCAGCCCTCTGTTCGTTGTTGCCGTCTAATCACCAAGGGGAACACGCTTCATCCCCCTTAATCCGTTGTGCGGTAGAAGTAGGCGAGGTCGTCGCCCTTGAGGTTCTCGACGGCGTAGGCATCCGCCTTCCTCCACAGTGCGTCATACGCACGAGCGAGCTCGTCGTTCGTTCCGTAGTGCTCCCAAATCTTCCAGTTGAGAGCCATCACCAGTTCCGTCAGGTACTCCACGTCGTCCTTCCACGCGAGCATCGCCACTCTGTAGGTGTCCACCACAGCGTCAACGCCGAATCTGTCGGCAATGCTGAAGTCCTCGTAGAAGGTCGTCTTGGGCTTGTAGCCCGTCATCGCTTCAATGTTCCAAGTCTTAATCTTCATAGTCGTTTACCTCCATAAATAAATCGTTTAATTGTCTCTTGCAAGTATAGAATACCACATCCGTTACCGTGTGTCAACATATATTTCTAACTTTTTTGCAGATTTTTTAACCGTTTTTGGGCTTTTGGGGGCAAAAAATACCCTATTTTGGCTCATTTTTGCTTTAAAATCGGCTTTGTCACCGTAATTTAACCGTTTTTTAGGAGTTTGTAAGCACATTTCGGCAACAAAAAATAACGCCTTTTCCAGTATCTGAAAAGGGCGTTTTATAAGCATCGGGCGTAGTTTAAGCGAATTTTTGCGGAAAATCGGACATTTTTACGCTATTTTAGGCGGAAAAAACGTAAGAAATAGGCGGTTTTGGCGGTTTTGGGGGTAATTTATACGGTGAACATCGCATCGCCAATAGTATATAGAATGTTGCTGTCAAGATTTTGTTACCATCTGTCAACAATTTCCGACACATTTCGAGTTCCGACAGGTATTAGCCGATTGAAAATCACTCTTCGTCTTCCTCGGCGTACTCCAGGATATCTCCGACATCACAGTTGAGGAGTTCGCAGAGTCGGTTCAGAGTCTTGTTCTTAATATACGCTCTGTCCCTAAAGTCTTGAATCGCCTTTTGCCCAAAAATTTTTTCCTTTTTCAGCCTGGTTTGGTTGTATCCGGCTTCTTTCAGAAGTTTGAGAATCCCTGCCTTGTACCGTATGACCATAATTCCCTCCAAAGTTTTTATTATAGCACAGTTCGTGCCAAAAATTTCTCGTAATAATTTATTATTTCACCGTTGACATGAACCCCGTTTAGGTTTATAATGGGTGCATACCGAGCGAAATAAAAGAACAAGGAGAATGCACTATGAAAGCCATTGACGAAGCAACCGTGAAAGCGTTCCGTGCAGAGGCACTGGTAGACCTCCTACAGCTCTACCTTCAATGCACAGACATTAAGGACGACCTCAAAGTGGACAAAGCGTTAGAAACGCTTGAAGTCATTAGCGAGACCGTGAAAGGACTGCGAGAGATACTCGCCAACGCAAAGCCATTCTGAGTAAAATGAGGGGGCGGAGAAATCCGCCCTCTTCTTTTTTGCTGCTATATGAGTTTGAAAATCTTACTCTTCCCACATCTCTTTTTCCCAGTCGTCAACCGGTGCTCCGGCATCTTCCAAGGCGTTGTGCAGAGAAGTCTTAATGTCTAAATAACAGTTCTGTATTTTCTGCGTCGCACTGCTTGTCGGCGTCACGTTGTCTGACATCAGATGCGACAGCGTGAACGAAACGTACGTAAAGTACATCAGAGCCGCTGTGAAGTGCTTGTACCGTCTCGTCGTCACCAACAGGTAAACGCACGTAAGCGCCAGCAGAACCGTTAATATTTTAAACGCAACCAACTAACCATCTCCCTTTCCGAGGAATCTCCCCAGCTCCATCATACCACGCTTGTCAATTGATAATCCCCCGCAGAGCTCTGCACTGAATGAGGTGTAAGCAAGAGAACGATTTAGAGGTACACGACTACCAAAGACGTTCGACTCATTCAGTACAGAATTCCACGGGGGATGTTCGTTACAAGCCTATTATCCCCCGCTTTAGGCTTGCCGTCAAGTATTTTTTAGTTCCAACCCATACGGTAGACGCTGTTAATCTGCTCCGCATAGGCTTCCGCCGTGCGGTCGTGGCAACTGCCGTCGCCGAGAAAAGCCATCAGTTCAATCTTTTCGGCTGCGTCAGCGAGGTTTTTGACGCCCTCAAGGGCTTCCCTCCACAGAGCCATAATCCGACTCTCAACCTCAATCTCGTAGGCGTTGTCGCTCATCACTTCCATGTAGTCCCTCGCCACATCCAAGTACTTCTCGTTAAACATTCCTAATGCCTCCTG